TTTGACTCACGCAACCACGAACACAAACCATGAGCAAAGCAGATTTGAAGATCGACTGGGCGACTCACGCGGCAGCGAAGTATGCTTGCGAGAATTGGCACTACTCGAAATGCACACCTAAATTCAAGCAAGTATGGATTGGGGCTTGGGAAGATGGGAAATTTATCGGCGTCACTTCATTTGGCAGAAGCTCTACACCTTACCTCGGCGATGCTTATGGTTTAAAAACAACTGAGTGCGCCGAGCTTACTCGGATCGCGATGAAGTCACACAAATGCCAGATTAGTAGAATAATGGCTATCTCGATTAAGTTCCTGAAAAAGCAATCTCCCGGAATGCGCTTATTGGTCTCGCTTGCAGATCCAATGCAAAATCACCACGGAGGAGTGTATCAGGCGACAAATTGGGTCTATGTCGGGAAATCTTCCTCTAATACTCAGTATTTTTACAGAGGAAAATGGAGGAATGACACTCCTCTAATGAGAGCAATGCAAACTAATCCAAAATTGCGGGAAAGTTTACAGAAAAGAAAAATACCGGGTAAGCACAAATACCTAATGCCACTTGACAACGAAATGAGAAAGCAGATTCTTCCATTATCAAAACCTTATCCAAAACGCGCATCAAGTGAAACCAGTGACACGGCTGACTTCCAGTCAGACAAGGGCGGTGCAACTCCGACCGATGCGCTCCACATCAAATGACCGACAAAATCCCATTTGATGCGATCCGGAAAAAGAACCTGGCAAACATATTTGCCAAGGTGCGCGACGGCAAACCGCTGACGGCGACCGAGACGCGCGTGCTTGAAAACCATGAGCGGGAGCAGGAAGGGCTGCGCAAGATTAAGACCGAAGATGAACTGGCGGTCGAATTTCTGTGCAAGCGCATTTCAATTTCACGGGCGAAAAAGCTCGGCGTGCGATTTGACGTGGATGATGCGACGACTTACGCGGACTGCAAAAAATACCGGGTGCTGCTGAAATGGTGCAAACGATACGAAAATGAAAACGGCATAAAGTCAAAAGTCTATCAAGCGGCAGAGACAAAAACGCCAGAGCAGTTGCGCGATGAGTATTTGGCTGAGTTACAAGTGGCTAAATCCGAGGGCAACGAAGAACGGGAAAAGGTGGCGCTCAATGCGTATCTGAAGATTGACAAGCAGATCCGCGACACACTGCTGGACGAAAAGAAGCTCGGCATTAAAGAGGGCGAAATGCTGCCGCGCGAAGAAGTCGAGCGCATCATGAAGGCGGTCATTTACGCCGGAAATGCGTGCGTGCGAAAGCAGCTGAAGGAGATTTGCCAAGTGCTGGCGAGTGAGAGCAACCCGAATGCGATCTACCAAAAGCTGGCGCCGGCGATCCTGGGCGGTCGATTGTTTGAAGGATTCAAGGCTGTCATGAAGTCGCCGAGCAAAGTGCAGCTGCCAGAGTGGATCGTGGACGTGATGCAATCCGAGCGCGAAAACTATTTGAAGGGCGTTGATCTGAAATGAGCTTGCTGGACAAATACAGCACGATCGCGGCATCCGAATGGGCAGAGCGCAATATCCATCTGGACTACGGGCGCTTCGATCCAGCCAACCATCCGCTGCTGGTGGATCCGCTGAATGCGATGTGCGAGACGCGCGGCGCCGTAGTCGGGCTGATCGGATCGGTGCAGGCGGTCAAAACGCTGACTGCTCAGATTGGCCAGCTTTACGGTCTACACATTGAGCCTGGCCGGGCGGCGATGTATGACTTGACGGAATCAGCACTGCGCGAGTTTAGCGATGACAAGTTTACGCCGCTGATCGACTCCACCGATGCGATCATGGAGATTGTGCCGGAGCAACCCTATCGGAGGACTAAATTCTATACTTCGACGAACTACGGCGCGATCCGGCTGCTCTCGGCAAATGTGCTGGCGGCGCGGAATTCTAAGACACTCGAGCGGATCACTGCCGACGAGTGCTGGGCGTATGGCGAGAACTGGATCGACCAGATCCGCGACCGTCAAAGCTCATATCCTTGGAGCTGGCAAATGTTCCTGCCGTCATCCGGGCAAACGCGAAGCAGCGAACTGGATGAGATGTGGGAGCGCTCGACGAAGAAGACGTGGCACGTCGAATGCGACTGCTGCGGCGAGATGGTGCCGTATATATGGCGCGCGCCTGCTGTCGGCGACGACATACCCGTCGGCGGGATGGGATGGGCTTCTAAGGCCGATTACACGCAAGCAGACGGCAAGATCGATTGGAAGGCGCTGGGCGATTCTGTCTTTTACGAATGCCAGCTGTGCGGCGGGCGCATGGATCCGGGCATTGGGCAGCAGATCGAGCGCAATGCAACCGGGCGATATATTGCGCTGAATCCAGATGCAGACGGCGAATTCGACTTTTATCACTACAACGCAATGGCGCATATTCCCTGGCGCAAGCTGGTGGAGCAGTTCAAGCTGGCGCAGATGGAGCGCGAGCATGGCAATCTGGAATCGCTGGAGAACTTTATCCGCAAAAGATTGGCCGAGCCTTGGAGCGAGACCGACTACATATCTGCTGACGTATCGCATACGGCGCGAGGCGGTTATTTGCTCGGCGAGCCTTGGGCGGTGCCCGGGCAGTTCGCATTTTGCACGATCGACGTGCAAAAAGATAGCTTTTACTTTGTCATTCGCTCATGGGCAATGGTTGACGGCTTTTTGCGTTCGCGGCTGCTGGATCGCGGTCACGTTGTCACTGCCGGCGAGATTCGGGCAGCGTGCGACCGGTGGAAAATACCGCAGCATCCGCTTGGCTCGGGTGGCGCGTGTCGCGTATTTATCGACGGCAACTACAATACGAACCAAGTGCAGCGTATCGCACTGGATAATGGCTGGATGGTATTCCGAGGCGACGCGGCCAAGGACTATATGAACCAGGACGGGATGCGCCGGATCTACTCTGATCTGAAAGTCGTGGACGCATTCGACGGCACCGGAGCGGCTGGCGGCAACCGAGTCGGTCAATTTTACATTTCCAAGCAATCGGCAAAAAATCGCTTGTCGCTGATTCGGAGCTTAAAAGACAATCACGGCAATCTGCTATGGACGCACGCTGATGACGCTGGCGAGGAATACGAGAAGCAGATCAACGCATGGGCGAAGATCACGAAAACGAAACCGGACGGGTCGGTCTTTTACGATTGGATCAATACGAACCGGGACGACCACTACGGCGACTGCGAATTTTATCAAGCGGTCTGCGCGGCCATGTGCAAGAACTTGGCAGTGGCAGTCGATGAGACTTAAAAAGCTAATTGACAGCGCAACCGTATCCGCTTATTGGATACGTTATGCGAGCATTACTTTTTGTCATTTGGATCAAGTCTGGAAAAGACGCAGCGGCTGCGCTTGCTCTAATTGAGACGCTGGCACTGGGCGAATACGATACGCAATCACGCGGTGGTGCTCGCATTGTATCGGCAAACGTGGCTGGCAAGCAGTTCAGTTACGAGCTACCGCCGAACTGGTCAAATTCTGATTTCATTGAGACTCTGCGCGGTCTTTACAAAATACTCACAACCGGCGGCGCAAGCGGCGGGCAAATGACTGATGCCGAGCTGAATGCCTATGTTGTCGATGCTGACGATCAAGTGACAAATGTCGCCAAGGCTCGCTTCGCACAATCCGCCGGAGGGCGCTTCTAATGGCTGTATCACCTATCAAATTACTGCCGCGAGTCGGCAACAAGCTGAAATCCGGCATCGTCTCATTTTGGGGACGCGGCGGCACGAATGAATTCTATCCTGGCGGCGCGGACGACCAGCGCCGATTCGGGCGTGCAAAGCTGGCAAAAGACATCGCCGAGATCATGATCGATCACCGCCAGCGAATGATGCTTGGCGATTCGCGCTACATCTATCAAGCATTTTCAACTGTATCGGGCGCGGTCGATCAAAAGGCCAACTACGTTTACGGCAACGCATGGCGCTTGCAATCATTGAGTAAAGACAAGGCGTTCGTTGAAGCCGTCGAGAAGGACTTTGAACAGATCGACCGTCTGCTCGATACTCGGGGCAATGGTTTTTCATTTCGCAAGTCGGCATGGATCGGATCCAAGACGCTCGACGTGGACGGCGACTATTTTATCATCCTGACTGAAAACAAAGATACTGGATTTCCGAAGCTGCAATTTTTGGAAGCGCACCGGATCAGCTCGGTCAATATGAATGGCGAGACCGTCATCCAGGATGGCACCTATGCAGGGCGCCGAATCTTTAATGGCGTGATTGTCAATGACTACATGGAGCCAATCGCTTATCGCGTGGCTGATGACTCGATGAAGCGCGGCTATCAGGACGTGCCGGCCAATGGCGTCATTCACGTGAACGATTTCAAATGGTTCTCGCAGTGCCGAGGCCAGCCAACCGTCGCAGCTGCGATTCTGGACTGGTATGATCTGGCCGAGACGCGCGACGCTGAGAAAGTATCGCAGAAAGTGAACTCTGCTCTGGCGCTGATCGAGTCGAACGAATCCGGGCGAATGGACATGGGCAACTCAGTTGTCAATCCGATGCCGGGCAGCGACGGGCGCTTGCAGACGCAGCTCATGGACTCAGGGCTGATTCGCTACATCAAAAACGGCGGATCCCTGACAGCTCACAGCTCGGCGCGGCCATCCGATCAGTGGCTCAACTTTACGCATCTGGTCGAAAGCTCCGCATTTTATGCGATGGGCTGGCGCCGCGAGATGCTGGACAGTTCCAAAGTCGGCGGTGCCGGC